GCTGACGTCCCTCAGTACGGCCCCACTGAAGAAATCATCATCGGCAAGGTTGAACCCAAGCCAGTAGTAGAGCCGGGTCCTGCACCTGTTGTCGTCATCGACGATGACGGCTCTATCACCATCCAGTAACTCACCACATGCCAGAACCAGTCACTTTTGCTGGCACAGAGACTCCCGCTCTGTCGCCTGAAAATGAACAGATGCTGGATGCCCTGAACAATCAGGGCAATACCAGTGAAACCGACGACCAGCAGCTGCTTGCTGGCAAGTACAAGTCCGTCGAGGAACTTGAGAAGGCCTACCAGGAGGCGCAGCGCAAGCTGAGCCAACGCGGTACGGCGGATGAGGACCAGGGAGAGGCTGAGGAAGCCGATGACTCCGAGGAGGAGAAACCTGAGTCCGCTAGTGCCAAGGAGATCTACGGCGACTTCATCGGTTCACGCCTTGAAGAAGCCGAAATCGACTTCGGCGCCATGAATACCCGCTGGCAAGAGACCGGCCAGCTGGCAGATGACGACTACGACCAGCTTGAAGAGGCTGGTTTCACCAGGGACATGGTCGATGCCTACCTCTCTGGCCTGCAATACAAGGCTGTTCAGGACACTGCCCTGACGGTCAAGGAGATCTCTGATCTCAAGCAGGAGTACGGCGGCGAAAAGGGCTACAGCGACATGCTGCAGTGGGCTGCTGACAACCTCAGCGATGAGGAGATCAAAGGCTTCAACGAGATCGTCACCGGCAGCAGCACCATGTCTGCTGTACGGATGGCAGTCTCTGGCCTGTACGCCAAGTACACCGCCAAAGCTGGCGTCGAACCCAAGCTGATTGGCGGCAAGGCTCCCAGGGCCAGCAGCGACAAGTTTGAGTCCACCGCTCAGCTGGTCGAAGCCATGAAGGATCCCCGCTATGCGACAGATCCTGCATATAGACGGAAGATTGAGGACAAACTGTCCCGCTCTTCTATCTTTTGATCGAGGAGATGAGAGGAAGACCTTGAGCCCCGGCAACGGGGCTCTTTTTGTTGCCTTGTTGTGTGCTTACACTTCCAGTACCTAGACCCGCTCACGGAAGCGACGGCCCTCTGCGGAGGACACCCAGAGTGAAAGGGAGAAGGAGTCGGGTAACAACCCAATTCTTCTAGGAGTACAGCAATGGCTGCCCCTAATTTTGACGCTTCACGTCTTGGCTTAGTCAATAACGCCGGCGGTGGTTCCTGGGCAGGCGATAACGCCCTGTTCCTCCAGGTCTACGGCGGCGAGGTCCTGACCGCTTTCCGTAAGGCGACGGTGTTCGAGAGCCTGCACAAGGTTCGCACCATCTCCTCCGGCAAGAGCGCCAGCTTCCCGATCATCGGCCTCAATAGCGCTGCTTATCACACCCCCGGCACCATGCTGACCGGGACCCAGGTGAAGCACGCTGAAGCCGTCATCAAGATCGACGACAAGCTGGTGTCTCAGGCTTTCCTGGCTGACATCGACGAAGCCAAGAATCACTACGACGTCCGCTCTCAGTACACCACTGAGATGGGCAACGCTCTGGCCTACAAGTTCGACCAGAACGTCGCTGCTCAGATCGCTAAGGCGGCTCGTACTGCGACCCACTTCAACACCGACCTGCCCGGCGGTACTCGCATCAAGATCGTGGCTGCTTCCAAGTCCGCGATCACTGGCGCTCAGCTGGCTACTGCGCTCTTCTCTGCAGCGCAGAAGATGGACGAGAACAACCTCCCCGAGGGTGATCGTTACTGCTGCCTGGCTCCGGCTGAGTACTACAAGCTGGTGCAGACCACTGATGTGATCAACCGCGACTGGGGCGGCCAAGGCGCTTACGCCGACGGCACCGTCCTGCGTGTCGCTGGCATCCAGATCATCAAGTCGAACCACCTTCCCACCACCAACCGCTCTGCGGCTTCTGGTGAGAACAACGACTACAGCGCTGACTTCACCAAGTCCGTCGCTCTGGTCTGGAATCCGATGTCTGTCGGTACGGTGAAGCTGATGGATCTGCGCACCGAAATGACCGGCTCCGACGTCCACGCCCTGTGGCAAGGCACCTTCATGGTTGCTTCCATGGCGCTGGGTACATCGGTGCTGCGTCCCGACTGCGCAATCGAGATCTACACCGATGTGAGCTGATCACTCACCTGGGGGCCCTTCGGGGCCCCTTCCCCTTTATCGAGTTGACCGATGGCCTTAGCTCGCACCACCTACCTGGAAGCGATCAACCGCGTCCTCCAGATGATGGGCGAGGCGCCCGTCAACAGTCTTGCTGGGCAATACGGCCTCGCTCAGCAGGCCGAAGAAATGCTCAAAGACATCAGCCGCAAAGTGCAAAGCGACGGCTGGTCCTTCAACACTGACTACGAGCGGGACATGACCCCAGACGCCGCCACCAAGGAAGTGGCCGTGGGTCCCAATGTCAGCCGTGTTGTCGTCG